AATACGGTCTCCAACTTCGCCTTTAGTTCGTCATAAGACTTGAACCAGTTCGCGTCGTGTGCGTTAGGGTAGTTAGGAACTACAAACTCGTTCAGGTCATACAGAGAATTGTACACCGCTTCGAGTTGTGTTTCGTCACCGTTCAAAAACTGAGATGTGCTTTTGAAGTCAGACTTATCATAGTTGCGATAACCCGCGACGTTGCGGATCTTCAACTCGAAGTCTGCGCCACCCCAGAAATCAAATGGGTTTACCGGAGTCTCGCCAGGAAATTCAGGTTGCATCTGATCCATAATTTTATCAAAGATTTTCTTGCCGAACTCATAGATGAACGTCTTACCGTTGTTCGCTGGGTTCGCGGGATCGTTGATCACTTGGATGTTAGTGACGTAGTGTAGACGACGCTTCTGTCGACGTGCAGTCTCTTTGTCTTCTTCGATGCCTGAGTTCCACAGACGGGAGTTCAACTCGCCGACTGGATCATTCTGACCAAGTGTGGTAAGTGATCGTTCGATGTACCACTGTCCGGTTGGACCCTTGAACGCGTGATCCCAGTAACGTACCCACGGAAGATCTTGACCTTCGGTAGCAGGAAGAAAACGAATGACAGCGTAGCCGTTGCCCTGTTCATCAACAGTTGGCTTCCACTTGCGATCGTCTTGGTATTTGTTGGTGTTTGTTGTCTGACCTGACGCTTCGGTCGCGGCAGTGACAAGTTTGGAGATGTCCATAGATCTGGACTTTAGATTTGCAAAAGACATAATATGTACCTTGTATTAACTAAAATATAAACTTAAGTATGAATTGCCTCTAGGGCTCTTCTATTTATACGTCTAGTGTGTTCTGCTTGGGTAAGAAATGTAACTGTCTCGCCTCGGCCTCAAGATGCTCAACTATAGTTGGAGATAGGTACTTCTTGATATCTTCCAACTCTAGTCCGTTCTCTTCACACAGATGTACTATAGCGTCCATATAGGACTGTTTGTTTCTATATACGAAACTCTCGATCATTGCCGAGAAAGATTTTTTGGTTAGGAACTTCTCTTCAGTTTGTTCATCCATCGAGTACCTCAACTTGCGTGACGTTTTCCACACGGAAAGAGCGCCATGCTTGCTTATCGATAGCGAACGCACGTACCACTGAGTTGTTCACAGCCAATGCAGCCGCAGTCTCACCCTGTTCACGCGTAGGTAATAACTCAGGTAACAGAGTGCAAGGCATAACGCGCTCTTCTCCATTCACCTTCGTAAACGTGACTTGTAGGATGTTAGACTTTAACTGTTCAACGATGTTATCGTATGACATTGTTGCCTCCTTAGAATCGTTCGAACTCATCATCCTCTCCGCCTTCTTCACCAGTATCTGCATGAACGGCTTCGAGAAACTCTTCACTCTGGTCAAGAACTGCAATCGTGTGTTCGAACGCTTCAAGGGTTGCGATCACATTTTGACGTTTCTCATCTTCTTCGGGTAGTTCTGCGAACTCCTTAATGAAGGTGTCTAGAGTGTCTAGATACGCAATACGCATATACTCACGTGTAATGAGTTCTACATCATTGCGAGGGTATTGACCTAAGTCAATCAGGTTTTCCGGTAGTGACATTAATTCCACTCCTCGTTTTGGTTAGCTTCATATACTTCAGAGAAATGAGTGTTGATAAATTTGCCCTCATCTCCCCAACGTACATCCGACTTATAGTCTTGACGATCAAGACGTTCTACTTCATCAGCGAGACGCTTGTTTGCCGCACTGATTTTGCCACGCTTCTGAATCTTAAGTGCAGCTGCACGAATCATTGCGTAACGTTCTTCTTTCGAAATTGACATCTATTATACTCCAAAAAACTCTTGTTGTCAAGAGTGTTCATTGTTAGGATAGAGACTATCTTCAGGATAGCCTCGTTTCTTAACCTCTTTCTTACGATCAATGTGGGTGGATGGCCGATTGAACTTCGGCGAGTGTTTCGCCACCGGATTCGACCGACGCGTAGATTTCTTCTTCATACTGATACGCCTCATGTTCCCAAGGATGATCTTCATAAGGAAGATTTACGTACTCGACCCCATCAAATATATGCTTGTATGCAATCAATCCGTTTTCGTCGAGAGTAAGACCTATATGAATGAGTCTCCCTGTCAAAATTTGAACCGCATGAACTAACTCATGCGCAATATTAATTTTCAAAGATCCATCATCTTGATCTTCGGTTGAGAATCTAATGTCAACCCGATCTTCATCACCATCTGTCTCACCCGAAAAATTGCCGATCATATGATCTTCGAACACAACCTTTACATAACCCCCCAGACGATTAATTCCGATTGACTCCGCACAACGAAAGACATAATCAGAAATCTCAAAACTAGGGGCGTTTTCTACAATAATATTTTCGGCAACCATACCTATTCCTTAATGAATCGTTACTTCGGGGATGACTTCATCAAACGCTTCGAGAAGGTCAATCTCATCTTGGATCGCCTCTCGAATCTCGACTTCACTCATACCAATAGCTTCCATACTAGAAACCGCCATCTCAGGTGAGATCATATCATCAATCACTGAATCAAAAAGATCCCGAAGATACTCTCCCACTTCACCACGCGCATACCATTCTGTCATTGCTTTGACTCCACTAACCTATTATCACGAAACTCGAACCCTTCGGGGGCACTTAACTTACCAAGCAACCACCAGTCTTCTGCCTTCATAGTAGGCACAAACTGACCGTGTTCATCTTGGAACTGCTTACCCATCTTATTATACTCATTCAAGTAATTGACGGCGTCTAACACGACTTCGAACTCTCGAACATCAAGATGGTTATTTAACTTAGGCTTTGCTGTAAACATTACTTCTCTCCTTTCATTTCGTGGCGGTACTCTCTCCGCAACCACCACTTATACATTCTAAAATACTCTCGCGAGTTATACATTGGGTTCCGACCTGTGAGACTCTCGATCTCTTCGCAGTGTTGGAACCACTTCTCAGCACACCAGTGACGAAAGTTCATTACGCGTACCAACTGCGGTAGAACTCTTTGCCTTCTTCGGCAGGACTTGCACTTCGTACATCGTCAATGTTGATGTACTTACCAGTGATTCGCTTCTTGAACTCACCACCGATGAACTCGTTCTTGACGGGGACAACTCGGTCACTCATGAAACCTTCAGAGCCCTCAACAGAGGCAACCGCGATCTCACGCAGAGTGACAGTCGCACCCTTCTTGTCGACAACTTGGTAGGCATCAATGTTGGTCTGTTCCCAACCCCAAGACGCGACGTAGATGTCACCCTCTTTGACACCCTCAAGGGCGGCAGCCTTAGCGGCGGCACGAGCGATCTTACGCTCTTCCTTCCACTGGTCGGCACGTTCGAGACCCGCAAGGAACTCTTCGACATGTTCGATCATGCGAGCAACACTACCGTATCGGTAAGCGAACTCAGTCTTGTAACCCAAACGGGCACGTTTAGTAGGACGCTTACAAACTGCAGTGATCTTGGCTTCGTCGATCTCCAACTCAAGACCACGCGCTTCGTACTTCTCAATCAATGTTTTCATAATCAACTCTCTCAACTCAATTTACACAGGTATTATATCAAATTCTGGAAGATTGTCAACACTTTTTTGAAACTTTTTTATGTTAATTTTTCACAATAAATGGGTTGGATCTTTCGTTCAACAATCTCCATCGCACAGTCATTACTCGCAAAGACATTCCATGTTCCATCGTATTGACTGGCGATAGTAATCTCAAAGTCTTCTCCGTAGATGTCGTACGCTTCGAACTTGAACTCGTAGAAGATGTTAGGCTCTCCTAGAACCTCAACCAACTTTTCATAGGACACATCAATGTATCCTTGCAAACAACTCATAACAACCTCTTAGTAAGGAGTGAGGGGGAGAAACAGTGAACAAAGTTCCTATTCTGACTCCAGATGTCTCAGAGAGACAAACAGTGAACCCGAAGGCTCCTAGTCGAGAGACCAGATCTCCCCAACTCACAATACATATTATACTTGATTTGAAAATAAAGTCAAGTACTTTTTTAGATTATTTTGGAATAACCATATTATTTAATGGAGCGCGTTGCGCAGCTCGCAACCACGACTCTGGGTCTTTCGGTTTCGACGGAGACACTCGCAACCCCTGTTCCTTGAAGTTCGCCTTCAGGATCGCGGCGGTCTCACGACCAAGGAACCTCGACACCAACTTCAGTAAAGTCTGCCGAAAGGTCACATGGTGGTGACTGTGTCCCGCACTGTGCGCCAGTTCGTGTAGGACGATGTACTTGTTAAAGTCAAACGCAGG